GGGTGATGATCTTCGGAGATTTACATTTCCCATATACTCATAAGGATGCACTACCCTTCCTATCCGCAGTAAAGGATACACTAGATCCTGATAGAGTGGTTAACCTTGGGGATGAGATCGATAGTCATGCCTTAAGCTTTTATCCCTCTCACCCTGCCCTAGATAATGCTACTAGAGAGCTAAGGATAGGGCGTAAGAGGATAGTAGAATTAGTGGAGATGTTCCCTGAGTTAGTATGTGTATCTAGCAACCATACTGATAGGGTGTATCGACAGGCAAAGGCAGCAGGGATACCAAAGGAGTTGATACTCCCATATCCTGAGATGCTAGGGGTAGAGGATTACAATTGGGTATGGAGTAAGGATAAAACTATTACATTACCCAACAAGACCCCTGTTCTTCTATCCCACTACAAGGGAGGTAATGTATTACTTGCCTCTCAGAGAGCAGGTATGTCGTTGGTCCAGGGTCATGTGCATTCTAAAAGTAGTCTAGCTTACTGGGATAATGGAATACAGAATAACTTTGCAATGCAGTGTCCATCCTTAATTGATGATGCTAGCCCTGCCTTTGGGTATAATGTATCTCAACAGATCAGGCCACAGCTAGGGGCTTGTGCTATTATAAATAGTCAGCCAGTATTAATCCCAATGAATTTAAAGAAGAGTGGACGATGGACAAAGACGATAAACATATGATTAAACCCTTTCTTAATATTAGTCTAGCAGATATATATCTAACTGATGAGGTACAGTCCTTCTCACTGGCTTATGTAGGATATGAGGATGTGGAATCTTGCTTACTAGGATTTACTAGGTTGACTTATATAGATGAGGTAGAGGAAGTTAAGTATATCTCTTACTCTGCTGATATCTTATACTTTACATATTGGCTGTATTGTTTTAAGAGCATTTATAACCTCTTTACTAAAGGTAAGAATAAAGATGAAGAATAACCCTTATGTTCCTGAGATGTGGTGTTGTACAGAAAAAGTATTTGAAGGAGCACCAGAGGATTCTATGAAACAGCAGGAAGTAGACTCTTATAAGAAGATGATGGAGTTAGGAGAGAGAATAGATAAAAGTCGACAAGAGGGTAGAGATCATAATAATAATAAGGGAGCTGTTGTTTGGGCCAATGATGCTTTGGCTAATATAAATCCTTGTAAGGATGTTGTCCTTAAGTATGATACAGGTAAAACTATGCATCATCTAGTTCCAATGGATTGTATTACTGGAGTAGCAAAAGTACTGACCTTTGGAGCTAGAAAGTATAGGGCTAATAGTTGGCAAGGTGTAGAGCCTGAGAGATATTTTTCAGCTGGTCAACGACACCTTGAAGCTATTGCTAATGGGGAAGAGTTAGATTCAGAGAGTAATATACATCATGCCTTTCATTATCTATGTAATGCAGTATTTATTACTTGGAACCTTATTAGAGGAAACAATGGTTGGCTAAAGGAGATGTATCAAGGAGGAGAGTAATGAGTAGTGTATCATCAAAATTGATACAGCTTGTATATAGAATAGATATGGCAAATATTCCAAAAAGTAATCTAGCATTAAAGATTAACATGAGGGAGTTTAAGGAGCTTCAAGGTGGGTTAGTTTTATACAACTTTCCTCACAGTAAGGATAATATGTTTGATGATATGAATTTAGTTGTGGTTGAGGATGAAGAAGATAAACTGAAGAAGGAAGTAAGTAATCTTAAATCTAAGATAAGTAGGCTTAGGGAGATACTTCGATGACCCGATGGCTAAAATATCTGAAAGTCAGAGAGGGAGTACCAACCCCCAAGTATCAGACAGAAGGATCAGCAGACAGAAGGATCAGCAGGGTTTGATCTTAGTGCTATGATAGATGGCCCATTGATCCTCTATGCTGGATGCATTGAGATGATCCCTACTGGACTAGCTATCCAATTACCTAATAGGATGTTTGAAGGGCAGGTTAGGCCAAGGAGTGGATTAGCAATCAAGTATGGTATTACAGTAGTTAATAGTCCGGGAACTATAGACTCTGATTATACTGGAGAGATTAAGGTAGGATTAATTAACCTTAGTAATGATGCTTATAAGATTATACCTGGGGACAGGATTGCACAATTGGTTGTGTGTCCTATTCATCCTTGTATCTTAAAAGAAATGGAGGATTTAGATGACACAGATAGAGGGTCAAACGGATTTGGTAGTAGTGGAATATAAAGAGATACCAGCTATTACTTTAATGAGGAGTCCTAAGAGAGCATATGATGAGGATTTTGATGAATATAAGCAGGAGATGAAGGTAATGAAGAAGGCACAGAAAGCTATTAGCTGCTATGGAGTTACCGCTGCTACCTTAACTTGTGAAGTAGATCTTAAAGATAATATCTTAGGGGTGGCTAGATATCATGGCTAAGGATAATAAACAATGCTGTGCTAATGCTTGTGTATTCTACCAAGGAGATAAGAAGACTAGGTGTTGGGTATGTTCACTAGGTTTAGAGAGAAAAGAACATACTGATATTAATCCATGCTTTAACTATGAGAAAGAGGTAAGGGAGTTTATTAAATGAGATACTCTTATACTTGTGATAAATGTGGGGCTACCTTTGAGGAGGATCTGCTTATTAAAGATAGGGATGGCCCCTGTAAAGGGCTCTGTGGTATCTGTGATGGGGTTATTCTTAGAGACGTAGGTAATGGTGGATTTAAATTACTTGGCAGAGGGTGGGCCTCAGATAATTATTCTACCTACCTTGGTGATACCCCTGCCTTTAAAAGGGGTTATGGAGGATAGATGGCAGAGGGTAAGATAAAGAGGAATATAATTAAATGTTTATTCTGTGAGGATATTATTGAGTCTACACATGTGCATGATTATATAGAATGTAAGTGTGGGACTGTAGCTGTTGATGGTGGGGTTGATTATCTTAGGAGAATGTGGCCCCCATATACATTAGCTGAAATCTGTTATGAAGAGATGAGTGAGTTTCATGATTAAGGATGTGTACGAGGATTACATTTATCTTAGTAAGTATGCTAGGTGGCTAGAAGACAAAGGCAGGAGAGAGACTTGGGAGGAAACAGTAGATAGATTAATATCCTTCTTATCTACTAAGGTTCCAGAGAACCTAAAGGAGGTGCTACATACGAAGATAGCAGATGCTATCCTTAATAAAGATATCATGCCCTCTATGAGGCTTATGATGACTGCTGGCAAGGCAGCAGAAAGATGTAATACAGTAGCCTACAATTGTGCTGGAATCGCTGTAGATACTCCTAGAGTCTTCGATGAGGTCTTCTATATACTTATGGGCGGATCTGGAGTAGGGTTCTCAGTAGAGAGGCAGTATATTAACAAGCTATCTACCATAGCAGAGGACTTCTATGAGACTGATACAATTATTAAAGTTCAAGATTCTAGGACCGGATGGGCTAAAGCGCTTAAAGAACTTATCGCTCTTTTGTATAATGGTGATATTCCCAAGTTTGATGTTAACAAGGTTCGTAGCGCCGGCCAGCGTCTCAAGACTATGGGAGGTAGAGCTAGTGGGCCTGATCCACTGGTTAAGTTATTCGACTATGCTATTATTTTGTTTAAGAAAGCAGCAGGGAGGAAACTAAATAGCCTTGAATGTCATGATTTAATTTGCACTATTGCTGATACTGTTATTGTGGGTGGTGTCAGGAGATCCGCGTGTATTAGTTTTAGTAACCTTACTGATGATAGAATGCGCAGAGCTAAGTCTGGTCAGTGGTGGATAGAGAATCCAGAGAGAGCACTATCTAATAATAGTATAATGTTTACGGAGAAACCTGATCTTGAAAGTTACACCAAAGAATGGCGAAGTATATATAAGTCAAAGAGTGGAGAGAGGGGTATAGTAAATCAAGAGGCGCTAAAGAGTAAGGTAGGTGATACAGATTATGATGGAGAGTATCTTTTAAATCCTTGTGCGGAAGCCATTCTCAGGGATTCAGGTGGGTTTTGCAACTTAAGTGAGGTTATTATTAGACCAAAAGATACATTAGATACACTTAAGGATAAGGTCAGACTTGCAACAATACTTGGAACTATACAATCCACTCTTACTAATTTTAAATATCTTAGAAAAGTATGGACAGATAATGCTGAGGAAGAAAGATTACTAGGTGTATCCTTAACTGGTATTATGGATCATGCTATAATGTCTGGAGATGTGACTAACGATATAGATGGTAAGACAATAAAAGATTATTTATTGTTGCTTAAAGATAAAGCATGGACAACTAATCAAGAGGTTGCTAAAGTACTGGATATTGAACCATCTCGTCAGCTGACATTGATTAAGCCATCAGGTACAGTGTCTCAATTGGTAGGATGTTCCAGTGGCATCCACCCTCGCTATAGTAAGCATTATCAAAGGACGATAGCACAGGATATAAAAGATCCTCTATCCTTATTGATGATAGATCAAGGTATTCCATACAATCAGGTTGGAGAGAAGTATTACTTTTATTTCCCAATGGAATCTCCTAAACATAGTATATTACAGAAAGATATAGATGCTATCCAGCAACTAGAGTTATGGAAAATCTATAGAGACTATTGGTGCGATGGGAATCCCTCTCAAACTATTTATTATACTGATGATACCTTCTTAGCAGTACAAGACTGGGTATGGAAGAATTGGGACTCAATTGGTGGACTCTCCTTCTTCCCTATCTCGGATCATATTTATGATAAAGCACCTTATAAGGAGATAAATGAGGAAGAGTATAAAGGACTGGTATCCTCTTTTCCTGCTAGTATTGATTGGAGTCTGCTTAATGGATATGAGCAAGAAGATGGAACCACAAACAGTCATGAAATCAGTTGTGGTGGAGGACAGTGTGAGTTATAGCCTAGATCCTTGGGATCTACCACCAATTAAACCGAGGGTAGTAATAGATAAAACTGAGGGAAGGAGATTACAGAAATTCCTTATGGGAATTAATACAAGAAATCTAAGAGATTTAATAATAAATGTATTGACAGATGTAGGACTATACTCTGAAGATACTGAGGAGCTGTTGATGTTAACAGCAGCAGTAGAGAGTAACTTAGGTCACTACTTAAATCAGAATGGAGGGGGTCCAGCAAGGGGAATCTTTCAGATGGAGCCCACTACAGAGCAGGACATCTTTGATAACTATTTAGTATATAACCCTTCCTTACTTAAGAAGGTAAGAGAGTATCAAGGATTATTCCCTGAGAAAGAGATGGTATATAATCTTGCTTATCAGATTATTATGGCCAGGATACACTATCTAAGAGTGCCGGAGAGACTACCTTCTACTGATGATATAGAAGGAGTAGCTGACTATTGGAAGAGATATTACAATACCTATAAGGGTAAGGGTACAGTGGAGAAAGCAGTAAAGAAGTATATCACTTATGTGAGTGATTAAATAAATAAGGCCCTAAAGGAGAAATCCAATAGGGCCTTTCTTGTTTCTACTACTTACCCTCCCAGAAAGCAGGGCCACCTAGATGAACTACAGCTTCATAGTACTTCAAGGCTCTCCTCCTCCTAAACCAAATCAAGTAACCTCCTTCCCCCTCAATAATCCTAAGCATATTATTTAAGAAGACTCTATCTGCTTCCTCCTTCTCCTTTAAGGATACACCAAAGTGATACATCCAATCATGGATCTTACAGGCTTCCTTGATACTTAGTCCGTAAACAGTATCGGGTACAAAATCAAACTTAGCTTTACTACTTCCACACCCATTACAGATTAAGGCTAGATCAATAGGGTGTGCATCTTCATAAGATTGTGGTGAGTATAATTTAATCATCTGCCTTACCTATAGCATATACCTTTAAAACGTCTTCCATAATACTAGGACGACCTCTACGATCAATCAATACCTTAGTACCATCAGGCTCTTGAATCTCTATTAGAGTACCACTAATGACCTCAGAGGAGTACACCCTGCCATCGTCCATTACTACTCTCTGCTCTGGCGTATACAACGAGCAGGAAGATAATAGTAGCAGAGGTAATATTAATATTCTCATTAACTCACCATAACCTTAAATAATAATAAAACTAGGGGAACAAGTACACTAATAGCACCAACCATCTTCCAAGTGAATATCCTAAGATTGTCTATCTTAATATCTTGTTCCCTATCCTTAATCTCCTGATGTTCCTCTAGTTTGTCTATCTTTGTGTGAAGTCTCTCCACATTCTTCATAGACTCAATTAGTTTAACAGTAGTCATCTTTAATTGATTCTGCCCCTTAAGTAAAAGACCGTTCATCTCCTTCAACTCTTTAACTGCCTCTACAATATAGAGGTGAGAGGCACATGTTTCACTGTCACATTTCATCTATTCATACCCCTTTACCACTGCCCAGAAATCAGTACACCTTTGCTCAGTAGTACCAGTATTGTGTCTAACACCTATAATCAAATTATTTATCCAAGTAGTTGTCTGTACCCCCCATCCCCAGGAATAAGATGTCATAGTTATTGTCAGGTCATTACTTGAGACTGTTCCACCAGCAAGTCTACCTATGTTAGCGGCTCCCCCTACTGCAAGTCCACATCTATGATACACCGTAACGTCAGTGATGGTTGTCAGTGTAGTATCTTCCATTGTGAATAGCCTATCACCAGTGATAATAGTCTCATAAATATACGTGCTATCAGAGTCATCATTTACATCAGTCTCATCTGTAGTTGCGTCATTCCAAGATGTACCTGAACTCTCCCCATCTGGACGAAGAGTTTCTGTAATCAATGTAGGTCCACCCTCCCCTGTAACGACAGGCATTAGTTGTGTTATCGTTACACCTAAACATTGATTAACCCAAAGAGCATGAATTAATACTGTATAAAATAATATTTTTATCATAAACTAAACCCCATCACAATCAGTTGCGTCATCATCATGAATCCAGCCATCAGGAGATTTACAAAAGATGTCTATACTCCCATCAGATGTTAATACACTACAGCCAAGACTACTTCCCTTCTCTTGACCTGCTGTACCTGGAAGACAAATATACTCTGCATCAGATCCAGTTCCATTATTAAGAATAAACTTTTCCCCAGCAGGAGCCTTAAGAAAAATATCAACATCAGCAGCAAGTTCTTCTGTTGTCCAGAAAATCATACTAGCTCCAGCATCAGCACCAGTGAGAGAAGGATAGTTATAAATTGCATCTCCAGATTGTCCATCATTATTAATCATCTGATTGATTTCCAAGGCAGTAAATGTTCTGCCATCTGGATCAACAAGTTCCTCTGGTTTTGCGGTGAGTGCTCCGTCTGCTGCAATGAAGGCAACATCATTTGTCCCATCATTGAATACGGCAATGTCGTTTGTTCCATCACCAGTGACATGCAACGCGTCCTCTGCTGTTGCCGCTATATCAAATCGGGCAGCAGTAGTGATGCCAGCATTATCAGATAAACGAAGAAGACCAGTAGAAGCAAGAGTTAACCTATTAACATTTGATCCAGTAGAACGTAACTGAAAAGCTCCACCTTCGTCGTTCATATCATATGAATATAAAATTCCACCTGTTGACAGGGTGGTTGTAAGATCAGCCTTAAATGCACTATCTTCTAAATCATAAAATTTCATTGAAGGGAAATTTGTATCTGTACCATGACCAAAAAATCTTAATTGATTCTGGGTTGTTCCCCGTAAATCTATGTATTGCCCATACTGGTTTATATTACCATTGATAGTAACTATGCCAGTATCACCTATAGTCGGAGCACCAGAAGTATAGTCTTGAATTAATTTTCCAGTTGTACCGCTAAATCTGGCAATTGCAGTATCAACAGAAGAAGCAGGACCGACCACATCCCCAGACCCTCCACCCATTGTTTCTATCTTATCTCTAATGGCATTCTTTGTAGCAGCATCACTGTTAGCATCCCAGGATGTAGCATTATATGCAGTATCGTCAGTCGCTACATTAGTAACATTACCTAGAGCCAATGTAGCTCTTTGAGTAGCTGCATCAGCGTCGTCCATCAATGCTTTGCCTGCTGCGGTAATGGTATCAACAGCCTCATTCAAATAAACCAGGCCACTATCACTCAGGTCATTTAGTGGAGAAACATTACCATTCAGGTTATTGTTAGCGATAATGTAATCAGTGCTACCTGTTGCAATAGAAATACCATAATCTTGGTTTGATGTTGTTCCATCTATCCGATAACCGATGTCGTTGCCAACGATTGAAAAGTTATCAGCACCTTCAAGAACAGCAATTCCATCGGCCCCAGAGTTACCATAATCATTATCTACCAAGGTATTGTTTTTAATCGAGACATTAATGGCTCCATTATACAACCGAATACCATCATCATTATTCAACATGATGTTGTTGTTATCTATCTGCAAACCTACTAATGTATTTGCTTCTCCTGTACGTCCTATCTGGACTCCGATTGAACCTACTCCACCACCTGAGACAACACTATCGGAAATATTAATACCTCCGAAATAACCAGTAGTCGTACCTGATATTTCAATTGCAGCAGTACTATCCGACCTATCAAACCAACAATTATTAAACCTAACGCCCCCTAGTTGCTGAGAACCAGTGGCTCGTATAAGAACGTCGTTTGTTTTTGCTGTTCCTATATGCTGATTATCTACCCACACACCGTCGGCCCCTGCAATATACAGACCCGTAGTAACGTGACCATCAAGATAATCTCGCGATCTCCAAGAACCATCATTAAAATGGAGATTGGCTGCTTGAGATAAAGGTGAACCTCCTCCTAATACAGAGACATAAGAGTTGGCCACCGATCCACCTGTCGGATAAAGTGTACCGACTGTAATATCTATATTTGTAACATTGACATTTGCGGCACCCATAAAACTCATGCCGTTATATCCATCAACTAACTCCACATCACTTATGGTTGACTTGGAAAGAGCATGAGCATAAATATGAGAACCCGCGGTCATTGGGATAAAGAGCTGCTGTACTCCAAAACCTTTTAAGTTAGAATAATAAAGTTGAGTATCACTTGTGCCACCTTTATTTAACTCAATTGTATTTCCATAATCAGTATCGCGAAGTAACCAAGCACCATGTTTGCCTTGATAAGCGAGAGATGTTCCGTTAGCTTGAATATCTAAAGTATCACTAACGTAACACAGACCGTTATTGAGTTCTACAACTCCATACACATTTGAGTATACAAATGCCTCAACCGCATCAATTGCTGCTTGAATAGAAGAAGTATCGTCCTGAGTGTAGAAAATAATATTATCATAAGAAGCTGTTGCAGCAGCCGAATCAACTAACTCAACGACAGTGGTACTAGTGATTGAATCAATACTAGTAGAAAGAACTATACCACCTGAACCAGCACCATAAACTCTAATTAGCTTCTCGTCATCAGCCCCAGTAAAAGTAGCACCAACACAAGTTAAAGTTGTTGTTCCATTGGTTATAGAACAACCTGTAGAACTACCATTACCTGCTCTATACTCAGCATCACATATGGCCCCATATGTTTTAACATTTTTAACGGTGCCTGTGGAGATTTCACCATCTTCAAGTACAACACTCTCAATAGTAACACCATTACCACTACCACTCTCAGTGATTGTGTCAGTAGCCACACTAGTTAGGTCAGCAGTACCACCAGTAATCACTACAGCAGCAGGGTTATATTGTTTATAAGTACTACCATCAGCTACATCATCAGCATCTATAGCACTTATATCAAGACCATCTACAGTCCCAGATATAGTGATATTGCCTGTAATATCTAGGTCTGAGCCATCATAGGTTAATCCAGTGGTTCCTTCAATAGTACCATCACCTGTCCATACACCCACCTGATTATCTACAGGAGTGCCTACCTTAGACACATCTCCAGATCCAGCAGGGGTCGCAAAGGTTGGTGCAGAGGTAGCTCCATTAGATTTAAGATATGTCCCATCAGAACCTAGCGCTAACTCTGTTACATCTCCAGACCCATCTATATATAAAACTCTATTAGCTGTACCTGTCATATCAGTAATTACAGATGATCCACTACCACAGGTTTGCCACTCGAAGTCCCCTGTTGTAGTTTCATAGGTAAGACAATATTCATCAGTAGCCGCATTAACAGATTTAAGCATACCCTCAAGTATTTTATCAGCACCAATAGTCAATGCTCCACTACCCGTTACATCTCCTGTATGAGTAGCATTGGTAGCCTTAGCCGTATTAGCATCTACTGCTGCTGTAGTAGGTACATCAAGGCATACAGTTGTACCATCCTTTGCTATAGTCCTTACTGCTTGAGTACTTGTGCAGGAATCACTAATATCCTCCTGCATAGTATTCCATACCTCATTCTTTGTCTCATTAAGGCTGTCATACATCTCACCCTTAGTTGATCCTGGAAAAGCGATATCATCAGGCTCAGTCGTATCAAAACCAAGTGCTGCTGATGCCAGTAGTGATGGAATCAATAACACTGTTAAAAGTATTTTTCTTATTTTCATAATTTAATTCTCCTATTTAAGGTATTACTACATGACCTTGTACTACAATATGAAAGGATGTTAGATCTGTTAGATCATCTTGTATGATAACTTGAAGTGTATCTGCATCCTCTGGGACCTCATCATTAGTTAATCTAATAGCTACCCCATTCTTATCTTGGCCATTAAAAGATCTACGAAACCTAGTTCCATTCTCTCCAGCAGGAGCCTTATCTGTATAATATACATCATACATTCGTAAAGCTAGATCACCATTTGTTTTAGCACTAAACCCATTCTTAACTGTGCCGTTAACTCTTCGTAAGAAGACGCCCTTAGCCAATGCAGCAGCTCCACCAAACTTTCCATCATCTGGAGTACCTGCATGAACCATAGATCCAATCATTCTACACAGATCCCATTCAACAGCCGCATCAAGTCCACGGGGAGATACCTCAAAGATCCTTGGAACACTGCTTCCATCTACTGCCATATTTACATTCCGTAAACTACAGCCACCTTCCGTAGTAAATGCAAAGTCTAATTGTACATCCAATCCCAATGTATACTGATTTCCAGTAATAGGGGTTACAGAGACAACTCCACTCTGAGAGAAAGCGCTATTCTCTTTAAGGCAAAGATTATCCCCTACTAAGGGAGTGTACCCCGTAGTTTCAATATTAATAGTTGTATCATATAATTCAACATCAGCTAAAATCGTAACGGTATCTAATCCCTCTGATACATATAGATCAACTATCTCACTAATCTGATCTTGAACATTGATATCTAATGCACCATTAGACCCCACATTAGCTATATATTGCTCACCAGTACTACCCTTATATGGCCCTTGTATTGTGCCCATTTAATTATCCTCTATTTACATTTTCTTATTTTATACTCCACTACCCCAGGGCCCAATATGAATACCTGTCTCATTTGGTATTAGTGTATCAGGTGGATCGACTCCCTCTTCTGGATCATCTACTAGTGGAATAGTATAATCTTCAAGACCAACTATATTAGGCCAAGTAGAGTCTGGAGCGATGCCTTGTGTATAACCTACATCATCTCCTTGATTTAAACAAGGACTTGTATCATTTAACCTATGTGCGACTGTTAAATCTGGATCTGTAGCCCCCAGATCATTTGCTGCTCCAGTATAGTTTACAGTTCCACTATCTAGCTCACTCTCAACTACATTAGCAAAGGTAGGAAGACAATTAAACCCACCAGCAATGGTGAGTACAGATGAGGCACCATCAGCGGTTAATGTAATATCTGCTATATTATTCTCGGTTGGAGTAACCTTAGTTGTATTATTATCTACAGTTATATCTAAGGTATCAGATTGATTGTGATAGATATCTCCATCAGAGTTTAGTACACTAATCACTCCTGTAGATAAATTATGGGCTACTAATATACTACTCGACCCCTCTACTAAAATATCCTCTGAAGTATTATCATAAGAGTAATTATATTTAATATCTGGATTAGTGGCTGATGAAATATGAATACCGTATCCAGCTCCACCAGTACATTTATTATACCAAGTTTTTGTATTAGTCCCCGTATCAATAATAGTAGAGGTATTCTTCCATACTATGTTGTCTGTACCTGAACACTCAACTGAACCAGTATTAGCATATAGTAAACAATCATCTCCATCTATATCTATCAGTCCATTACAATTATATATTGTAAGATAGTCGAAGGTACTTGTTATCTCTGTTGCTGTAATTTTACGAATCTTTATTGGGTTGCCAGAGTTACCTGATTTTGGAACTGTCAGGGTAGCAGCAAAAGTATCATCCATTCCATCAAGAGTGTGTCCTGGTAATACACTAGCCCAAACAATACTAGCAAATGTTTGCCAAGGGTCTGCCTTGGTTCCAGAACCTCCATCTGTAATAGCTGTATCAGCTACATACCAAACTCCTCCAGTAGCCATACCAGAAGCACGACCTGACCAGAGCTGCATAGAAAGATTAAACATTATTAACCTCCCTTTACATTACTTCGATTACCATTGTAGTATCAAGTGTATAAGTATACCCACTACGGATAACCCTAATAGCACCAGCAAGTAATGTCATAGATGAGCCAGCACCATTAACAACATAAGTGCAATCTTCTGGTACACAGAAAGCTCGATCTACAACAGTAGGTGTCCACTCACTAGTAGCAGTAATACTCTGTGCCCTAGTTGGTGTAAACCCCTGCATAATATTTCCATTAGCATCAGATTTTAAACCAGCCATTTTAATTCTCCTATTTTTCTAATTTAACTAAGTATAAGTGCCCACTTGACAAATATTATATATTACGGTATAATACAGTTAAGGGGCACTACTATTATTCTTCTCTTAACCTCTTTCTTAAAGAGGATAGATTGATCTTACTAATCTTATCCTCTTTCTTCTTACCTCTATTAAAAGTATTAATCTTTCTATTAATCTCTCTAGCCTTGTCTAAGGAGGCTACATCCTTCTTAGCCATCTTTAGTTCCTTCTCTTTACCTTGTGGAGTAAGTCTTGCATAAGTCTGCCTACCAAACATAGGAACATATTTCATAGATTTATAACTTACCTCTCCTTGAGCAAGATGAACAACATCACTAAGGAAGTCATCAGCAAATCTAATAGGGGGCAATTGACCACTAATTAAAGAGTTAAGAATATTCTCTGATTTAAAACCTCTTTCAAGAGAGTACCTATTAAGCATCATAAGTTGTAGAAAACTATCTATAACACTATCAGAAAGATCCTTCTCTCTGCCCATTAAGAAATCCTTTATCTCATCTGTACCTGCTCCAGCTAAGGAGAGTAAAGATATTAGAGCTAGAGACTTCTGGATACCTTTCTTATAATTCTTCTGTTTAAACTCAGTATGTGCCTCATTAAGGGTAGCATTTAGTGCCTTAATAGCAAAAGACTTTAACATCCAGAAGATCCTTAAGTTACCTGCTCCTAAATACTTCTTAGGCATCTCTGATAAAGAGATAGGCTGATACTCAGATAATTCGGCAAATAGAATATCTTGTGCTAACTCATTCTCATGAATAGTATCATTCTTAAAAGCCTTATAAGCAGATTGTAATTCTCTTTCCTTACCAAAATCTTTAAACTCTTTTACAAAGACCTCCTCACCTTGCTTCAAGATATTTCTTTGTTTAGCTCTGAGGAATACTCCTTTACCAAACAGATCTGTCATCTTTAAACCAGAGAGAGTTAATACTTTATCTAAATATTTAGTAGTACCACCAGTAGCAAACTCCTTTGCTTGTTGATTTAGGTCGAATAGATCAACTAACTTTTTACCTTTATCTGTTTTAAGATAATCTCCTATAGCCCCTACAGTATTACCAAGACCACTCTCATAAATAGAGAAGACAGGATCAGCTAATTGAGTTACAGCAGAGGAGATATTACCAAGAGCAAACATTAAACCAACATTCCTAAACTTAGACACTGGTCCATGCATTCCTCTTTCCTTTAACCTCTCCCTAATCATTTCAATAGCTTCTCTTTGTTCTCCCTTATCCTTAACATAAGTAGAAATAGTATCAGCAATAGAGTCTTCTAGGATCTTATCCTTATCTGCTAATTGATTAGCTGCTTGATCTCTTAGTAGCAAATCCTCCTTAGTAGCCTTATCTTCCATCTTATCTATACGTCTGATCTGTTTAACTAACCTCTGTCTTCTAGTAGCACCTACTAAAGTATCACTAGCTATCTGAGTATTCATTGTATAGATATGATCTATTAAAGCTGTAACAGGTTCCTCATAAAACCTCATAGCATCAGGGTGAACATTGATAATGGACCTCTCTTTTGTAGATCCTGCTCTTGGAAGGTTCTGAAATACACCAGTCTTTAATTGCTTAGAGATATCTTCTAACTCAGCCACCTCACCTCTTGTTAACTCTTTACCTTCCTTCTTAGCTTCCTCTTCTGCCCTCTTCCTAAACCATTCAGTAAGACCATCTATATCCTTAACCTTACGTGGAAAGTATCCATCAATCTTATTGACAATTAAACCAAGGAGTTCTGCCTCCTTCTCAATCCTCTTTAATACTTTTTGTAATGAGGCAAAAGCTTTATCATCATTCAATATCTCTTTTGCTTTGTCCAATTTCCTGTTGTTTAAGGCATAGAATACTTCTGCCTTCTTACCTTTATCTAATCTTTCATAAGCCTTAATAAATGGTTCAGTACTTTTATAATCATTCATATTAGAACGATTAATTTTAGATTCCATTTTTAAGAGCATAACTCTTAATTTAGTATGGATGTTTCTTAACCGATTAGAGATTGGCATTCCAATATCTTTTATTAATCTACCACTATCCTTGAAAAACTCCTTAATTGTTTCCTTCTTACTAGAGGTATCAACCATCCCCTCTTTAACTAAATTAATCTTCTGTTCCTCAGTCATAGCAGGAGAAACTTCTTCAACCTTACTAGTAACCTCTTTAAACTCACTTTTAATTAACTGCTCTTGAATAGTCAATGCTTCACTAAGCAAGGTATATTCATCAGGGTTAAGCCCGAAGACCTTCCCCATCATAGCAATAAATTTATCCCAAAGAGTTTTAATCTTATTAGTAGGTTTATCAACCTTGATACTTTTAAGGAAATCTTGGAAATCCTTATTAGTTGTCATCTGAGCCATAAACTCATACTCGTTTAATAATCCATAGTAAACATCACCACTATAGAAATTAAGATCCTTATTAAAACCTTTTAGATTCTTATTAACTTTCTGTGGGGTCCAGTTCTTTAGTAAGGTCAACTCATCTGAAGAAAGATTAGATCGAGCCTCTTGGAATAACTCTCCCATCCTAGTAGCAAACCATCCACCCTGCTTATATTTATTAACAGTAAGTGCATGATCTAATTCATGAAGCATTATCTCACTAGCTTTCTGTTTTCCATAAACATTAATTCCCATACCAATAGTAATCTTATGAGCCTTGTGGTTATAGAAGGATTTAACTCCAGGTGCAATTTCTATACCAATATCACCCATCTGTTTCTTACCAGCTATACCTTTAAGATAAGAGGAGATCTTTCCTAATAAGGAATCATAACCATTTAGTTCACCAGCTACTCTTACTATATCATCTGCTGTCTTAATCTCTGATATAAGTTTAAGATCTGCTTGACGTTCTTTAGGAGTTCTGATATCCGTAGCTCCCTTAGTCTTCTTACGAGGTACTCCAGCAGGAAAGATTTCTTCCTGTATCTGTTGTTGAGCTTGTCCAGCAGCCTTCTTAGCAGTAAGACCAACTCCAGTGAAAGTTTTATCTCCAGCCTTATATATTACAGTAAACTCCTTCTTCCCCTTAGTCTTTACTACAGTAGTATCCATAGTATCAGTACCAAAGGATTCCACCATCTTATCTTTTAAGATTTGGAAGTCAGGAGACCATGTAGCTTTAGGAGCCACTGTAGGCTTCTTTACAGGCTTTTTAATTGCCTCTGGTATGATGGGAGCCTTAGTAACTAAATCCTTCTTAGGAGTGGGGAATAGGGCATCTATCCCTATCTTAGTCTCAGGGAACTCCTTAAGAATTATATCGGCATTTTTCCTAGCAATAGATAACTCTTTTGCTGCTACCTCTAAATGACCTTTAGCCTCTAAAGCTTTAGCAGTATTAATCTTCTGAGTAACCCCATGGTTTATTACAGCGGTTACTCTTTCATCAGTGACCTTCTCACTTATAAAGGATGGCTCTGTTGTTCCTAACTTAGTATGAATATCTTCTAACTTAATAGATGCTTCCTGCTCAGGAGTTAAGTTATTAAGGGCAGCAGTGACCTCTTTAAGGGCCTTCTCCTTTGTAATCAGCCCCTCATAGAATCTATCCATAGCAGTCTGAGCTTTTATCTGCTGAGGATTGACCCTTTCCCCTATTACTGGAGCTGGTTTAACCGCTTCCTGAAATTCTGTTATTGCTTGTACTGGTTCCTTTGCTACAATTGTAGGTACTTCTCTAGCAGCTTCTTGAGCAGTAAGTTCCTTCTCAAATACTCTCCTCTCAAGCTCTGGTTGACGTTGGATAGCTCCAGCAGTTAATGTAGTTGGTGCCTCTCTTGGTTTAGGTACAAGCACCTCCTCCTTCTTAACCTCCTCCTTTGGCACTCTTAGAGGACGATGTGACTTACCTACATCACTTAACTGTTTATCAACAGAAGTTTTTACCTCTTCCATCTTATCTGGATCTGTAGAAAGAATGTCCTCTTTACTAATACTGATAGGAGTCTCTTGATATACTCTCTCAATATCCTCAGCAGCAGTTATTAGTTCCTCGTTAAAATTAACTGGCCCCTTCTCAGATACAATCTTAATAGAGTCATCCCAAATTTTAGCTAACTCAGGATCTTTCTTAGAGAGTATATCACTAACCTCTGTAAACCCCTCTAGTCTAATAAGTGCATTCTCAGATTTTAATTTATTCTTTAATGTTCTCTTTCTAAAATGAGAGATACTCTGACCAATTCCACCAAAAGCCATAGACATAATTATAGAAGGGCCAATAGAGTCTAAGGCAGCAGTACCGATATCTTGAGCACCCTCAATCTCAAAGTCTTGCATCCATTGTGCTTCTAGCCCAGACTGAACCATCTCAGTGGGTACTTCAATAGCGCCTGTCTTAAGCATTGCCAGTCCGACACCTTTAGCAGAGGTCTCCGTAAGTTGCTTAATAGCTCCCTTAATGCCACCTTTAGCAGCAGTTTTGAATAGAGAGCCAACTACACCACCAGTCATTAACTCTAAGGGGAGGGCAATAGCTTCAATACCTACCTCTGTTAATGCACTCTTTCTTGCATAAGACTCTGCCTCTTCTTGAGATAGATTATTAGCCAATCCTTCTTTTAGTTTAGAGCCATAAGTACCAGCACCAAATAATGTAGCCATAGTACCTATAGCAGCAGTACCTCCAGCTATAGGTCCAGCAAGGAGTGTGCCAGCAATACCAGCTATAAGAGGGGATAAAGATAATGGAGCACTCTCAGCAGCACCCATAAAACTTTTCTTTATCCAACCCTCTTTATCATAATACTCTCTAATATCTGGTTGAAGAAACTTTCTCTCTTCTCTTTGTTTACGTGCCCACTCATCTAGTCCTGTATCCTCACCAGTCATAGTCTCATAAGCATGACCTCCCATCTCTAATACACGGGCACTACCTCTCCCTAATGCAGATGTTAAATCAGTAAAGAGCCCCCTATCACCAACATAGAAATCTTTTCCATAGGTAGATTCAGGAAGTTCTCCTGGTTGTGTAGCAGTTGGTATAGCTAATATATCATAATTAATCTCTGTTGGCATATCGTCCTCTATTATCTATGAGCTTGTTTTATTCCTGCCCCTATATCCCGGAACACATTACCTATGCCACTTAATAATCCAGGGCTTTCAGCAGGAAACCAACGATTAGATGCAGGATCGAACTCAATCTTTACTCCATTTTTATATCCTATCCTAACTCCATCCTCTACTGTAATATTTGTAATCTCTCCTGAAGTTGTAGGAGTAGTGGATTTAGTAGTAGTGGTAGTGGGCCTTTGAGTGAGTCTTTGAAGATTCAGTCTGTAAGCATCTTCAATAGCCTCTAGTGCTACCTTATTTGTAGCCTTCCCTTTCTCTTGTTTATAGTACTTAGTTAATGTCTTCTCAGTTTTAGGCTCAGTGAAATTAGTATAGATATCTTTAATAGCCTTTTTTCTTTTAGGTTCAGTATATAACTCAGAGATTCTCCCACCTGTTGCTCCAACAGGTGCTCCGGCACTAAGGGCCACACTATATTCACTTCGTATATAATCTGCTCTTTCCTGAGTTTGATCTGGTTCAAATAAATCCTTAGCCTGTTCAGAGATCTTTAGGTAAATATCAGACCTATCTTTAGCAGAAAGCCCCTTACCTGCAAATTGTCCTTGTGCCTGGATAGCCAAAGTATCATCAATAAACCTCTGATAATCTTCATCACTGCCTCCAAAGTCTTTCTTTGGGAATGCAGCAGCTACTTGATTACGAGCATCAATCATAGCTTGCTCTCGTTTAAATTTAGTAGCATAGCTTAGATCTTCTCTAGTATCTTTTCTAGCTGTCTCTACTTCCCTTAATCTAAACTCTTGGCCTGCCTCTCTCTCACTAACTTTAAACTCTTCACCAGCAACTCTTTCACTAGCCCTAAACCCTTGTTCACTCTTCTGTAGTTTAGCGGCCTGAGTATTTCTATAATCAGCTATCTGCTTATCCCTATTCATCTGGATAATATTCTGCATCTGAGAATAATTAAACTTCTCTTGCTCCTTTAAAGAATCCTTATAGGAAGAGGCAGCCCCACCGATTCCAGATAGTAAACCTCTTGTCCAATCTAGTCCCATTATTATGCTCCTCTTGGTACTCTTTTTTGTAATTGATTATTTACCATCTGTTGTGTAGGTTTAGGAGCTACCCCAGCCTGTTGTCCTATCTGCATACCAACCTGTCGTTGTTCATTTGAGAGCAGGGGCTCTACTGACTGCTGTAGCTCTACAGGATCAATAGTACCATTCTTAATTCCTTGATGGATATACTGCTGTAAGGTATCCTGAAAAATCTGAGTAACCTGTCCCTCATCTGTAATACTAAAGATACCAGATGCATTACCAGTCTCAATTAAATCACTTACTAAATAAATACTACCACCAAGCAGTGCATTAGTGGTAGGAGGAGACCCTGTAGACTGTGCCACCATATTCTCTGCCATAGAGTTAACCTGTAGTGCAGTAGCAGGGACGGTCTGATTGGGGTCTCCGCTCTTAAGCATGTCTAAAATACTAGAGGAGGTAGCTTTATTATGGATTAAATCCATTAACATAGTAACATAAGAGTCCATCTCCTGCTTATCCTTTGGATTTAATTTATCTGGATTCGTTAATCCCTCAAGCATTCCTGCCTGTTGTAATTGTTCTTCTGCCATTATATAATACCCCTTCTAGCTTCTGCTGCTCTATCTAAGATTGCTTGTGTCTTTTGATTTCTTGATCCTATCTCCTCATAGAAGCTATCTCTAAAATCCTCTTGAGCAGTATTAAAACTCTGGCCTAATAATTTAAACATATCACGACCCATAGTAGGAATATATAAATTACCAAGACCTACAGCATCAATAGCCTCTTGCTTATGCTGAAACGCCTCAGATGCAGAGAAGGAGAATCTATTAGCAAGTTCAAGTCTATTACGAAGATCACCATATCTCTTATTAACTTTTAAGGTTGCATCATTAATCCTACGATCTTCCACTCTATTCCAAGTATCAGCATCAGAATAGAAATCATCAGGTTTATCTCTCTTTTCTAAGGCATCAGCTAATTCACGCTTATATGCCTCAAACTCCTTATAATTAATCTCTTGAGCATTATACCCATCTCCTAACCCAGCTTGGTCTCTAAACCAATTCCCCTCATATGTATCTTTTACACCTTGCTCAGTTATAAGACCAGAGGATAACATTTGATTATACTTCTCTATACTATCCTTATCCCAATCTACATTCTGCCCTACCTGGGACTCAGTTCCAGAGTCAGGATCATATTCATAAGTAGGTTTAAAACTAAGATTCGCTATACCCTTCTCAACATCTGTCATTTCATTTTCAAAGTAATAGGCATGCAGTCCCTCTGATACCAATGAATCTCTTATATCCCCAAGACTTTCTTTTGGAAACCTATAACCACTCTCCCAGTCTCCCCTCCTTACTAGTACATCTCCACTTTGTTTTTCTACATCTCCCCATAGTTTATCGGGATCTAACATAGAGGGGTTTAAAGGTTGATCTAATAAGGAACCAGCTTGATACTGATACCCTCCCTCAGTACCATTGAGTAAGCCACCAGCTTGATATTGATAAGCCATAATTATACCCTATACTTTTCAATAGTTGTTTCTTGTAGTGGAGCAGTAGGAACCTCTTTCCTCTCACCAATACCTACACCTAACTCTGCCCTAAAGCCACCAATCTCCCTTCGTCTCTCATCAGCAGCCGCTTGTAGTTCACTCACTTGTTTTGTTTGAGCCTCTAGTTGCTCCTCTGGAGAATCAGCAAGTAATCCTTTAGCTGCCTCTGTTACTCCACCAGCAATCATCTGTCTTGTTGCTATAGTCTTCTGTGCCTCGGTAAGTGCTTCCATACCTGAAGGCGTAGTAGGTCCACTTACTTGTGTCATTGCAGCAGGCATACTTCCAGGAGTAGCTCCAAGTAGTCCTATATGAGCCGTAGCTCCAGCTTGTGTTAGTGGCCCAGTAACTCCAGGTGCAAGCTCTGGCGCAATAACTCCAGGAGCAGCAGCAATACCAGCACTAGTGCCTCCTATTGTCCCACTAAAACCAACAGAGGCTATATGACTTATTCCTCCTAGAACTCCACCAGTAACAAGCCCACCAACAGCACCAGTAAGAATACCCTTTCCAATATCACCACCAGTAATAGCAGCTCCAATGCCCCCAACAACAGCTCCAACAATAGCTCCACTAATAGCAGTAGATATAATTGTACCAGCTAATGTCATTCCAGCAACAGCAGAACTAGCTGTTAATGCATAGGCAACAGCAATACCTATCCCCATGATTAATCCTCCTTATACTTAGAGTACATATACATTATCTCATCTTCACTATTAATGCCTGTACCTTTTAATTTACATATCCTTTTTGAACCAAGGAATCCCATCATCATTGCTATAGCCCTATTTTCTACAGAGGCAAAATTAATCATTGCCTTACAATCTGTTTTAGAGAACATATAATTCTTAACTTGTATCATAAACTTTAATAATCTTTTACCTTCAATCCTCTCCTTTCTATGAAGATGGATATCATACCTAGTAAGAGATATAGGTAAGCAGGCACAACAAATATTCTCTTCATCATCTATAAAAAGATAGCACTGTTCTTGATTTAATAAGGTAAGTAGCTTACCACTATCTACCTCATCTCCAACGATATCTCGAATAATACCATAATCCATATTAGTCTGTGCTCGTCTAATCTTCATTATGGTGTAACACCCCAAGAAGCTGCATTCTTATAATTCTCTAAAATTACATTAAGACGGGCTTGATCTATATTACCCATAGAACCAACTAAATCCATAGACGCATTAGAGTGTGCTAATAAATTATTAAAGGTTACAACAGATGGTGGAAGATCTCCTGGCTGATATCCTTCCCTCTCCTCATATCCTATATCCCCTGCCATAAAATCATCACTAGCAAGTAATTGGCCAATAGCCGTCTGAGTATTCTGAGAGATTTGAGACATAGCTGACATAGAGGAATCATACTGTGCTTGACTAATATCATTAGACTGTAGTCTCATCTGTAAGGTATCACTCATATCCTGTAGCTTAACTCTAGTATCTCTATCCCAGGTCTGTTGCATATCCGTAAGGTATACTGTATTCTCAAAGTCTACCCTCTTCATCGCCTCTGTAAAGGAGTTTTGAATAGCTTGTGTACTCTGATCTAATTGAGTTTGAAGTACCTTTAAATCTCCTGATACTGCTCCCTCTGTATAAGTCTGTTGTCTGAGATTCTCTGCTTGCTGTTGAGTTAGGTTGGCTTGAGCAAACACTGTAGCATTCTGTGCAGCAATAGGTAATGCACTCTCAATAGCTGCTCTCTCCCCAGCACCGGCTGCAATAGATGTATTTAGTAAACCCCTTGATCCTACTTGCTCTGCTGCCCTAGTTCTAGCAGCTTGAATATAAGGAGAATCTCCAGCAAGTAATGTTTGTAGTTGAGTAGAGACTAAAGATTCTGGTGTGACGTAAGCAGTTCCAGACCTAATATCATAAGCTCTATTAGCTGGGTCTGAATAAGGTCTTGTATATGGACCCTCACTCCATGATCCATCTAAACCACCCGGTTGTGGGGTATACGGAGAATATGGAGAATCGTCTAGTAAGCCACCAGGAGCAGTAGGCGCAGTCCCAGGGACAGGCATAGTAGTAGAAGTAGGTGTATCTGGTACACCTTGTCTTGCAGCTAAACCACTCTCATAAAGGCCAGCAGTTAATCTATTCTGCTCCTCTACTGATGGGAACCCTGAGACACTAGCCATCCCTTGTTTACCACCATGTACAGTTGGTACTGTAGCAGGATCTACATAAGCAGGGGAAGTGGTTGGTATTTCATAAGGAGTTACATCCCTATTAAATTCAGTAGATAATCTACCTTGTTCTTCTGCACTTGGTATTACAGAAGGCTGTAAATCTTTATCTCTCGTACCAAGAATACTTCCTGGTGCATATGGATCATAGGCCATAGTCCTCCTCCTTCCTATTTATATGGAATATCTACATTTAATTTAGTAGCAATATCTACTAGTAATCTATCTTTATCTACTACTAAACCATATTCTAAGGCTCCTCTATTCTTAACAAATAGAACTTTTCTTAACTTTGAGTCTTTATTATCAGTTAGGTACTCTGTACCGTCTATCTCAATTGTAACCATAATTTATACCTAATATGTGTGGTAGTATATAGCGCCTGTTTTAAATACAGTTGATGCATGAGTAAACGTACCTACTCTTGTTGCACGAAGTAGAAAACTATCCTCACAATAAAACCTTCTTGTTCCAGTTGTTTCATCCCCTGTGAGACTAACCGTATGATTAGCAGCACCATCAGCAACTACTTTTGCATCAAGAACTATAATACTATCTCTTATTAATTGTATCCTTATTGCATCACCGGAATCTTCAGCACTTTGTACATCCATTGTTGCTGGATAAATGAAGCCTGGAATAGATAACCAATCAATAGCATACTTTCCAGCTAACGAGGCAACTGTTGTCCAATTATCAGGAGTATCAATATCCCCCCCAGAAGCGGCTGCATCTGCTAAATTAGTATTAACACCTGATCCTGTATAACTCAAGGATGCAATACCCTCATTACCTATAGTCAATGTAGCCCCTGTTCCACTTATACCCGCAGCCTCAACAGTAAAAGGACCATTAGCAAACTTACCACCACCAAATGTTCCTGACATAATATCTCTCCTTATTATTTATCATAATCTACATTACCTTCAAGCTCAGAGATATCCCACTCTGTTAATGCAGTACATTTTAATTTAAAGGCAGTGCCAACTACATCACTCCTTACATATCCACCACTGGCAGAAGAAGTTCCCCCATAAGAAATAGTCTCTCCAGCCTGAGCCTTTGCTTGAAGGTACTCATTCTCCTTAATTAAAAATTCCCTACAGTAACCAACTACTCCAACTGGTAGTGTAAATATAACTTGTCCAGTTGCTCCAATATTAGTAGATGTACTTTTATTTAACATCTCTTCAGATGTGAGTGTGTGATCTGTTGTATGATTTGATTGCTTATTTAAAGTAGTACCAACATATTCTATTGCACTTGCAGCTTCTACCTTAACTTGATATGTATCTGAACCAACGACAGCAGAGATATCTCTTAACTCAAGAAGGCCAGAAGTATTATTATAGGAGGGAACATACCCTTCTGCTAATATTCCTTGAAATATAGAGGCATCTTTAACTGTATCAAAATCTGCCTCTACTAAAACAAAGGCAGCACTGATTCCATCATTCTGTGTATTTTGTGTAGTGGATTTTACTAAATATCCTAATGGGATATTGTATAAAGTTTTATTAAAATAAGACATTAGCCCTTCCTCCCATTAATTGAGTAATCCATTATAGCTCCATAGATTGTGTGTGCCTCATCTGTAGATGAGATACTACCAAAAGTAATTCCAAGATTATACCCAATAGCATGAATATATACTTCAGCATCACCAATAACTTGGCCATCAAAATATGCATCACCATCAAATACAGCTCCATTATCAAAGAAGATACCACCACCTGAAATAGTTATATCAGTCTCTACAGGAGATAAGAAATCCGTATTACTGTAATTAGGGTCTACATAAACTTTTAAATTAGTCTCTACAGCAATGTCTGTATTTAACTCTAAGGTTAGCTTTCTAAACGTCTTCCAATTTCTAGGATACTTATAATGATAATAAGGTAACCTAACATACGCCTCAATATCTTCCCCATTAAAAGAGGTTCCAGTATCATTCTGATATACAAATCCATCAGAAGATCCGAAATATAACACCTCTGCTCCCGTTGTATCTTCTGCTGCACAAGTACAAATGACATCAGTTAAGAACTCTATGATAGTTCCACTAATAATCTTACCTTGATCTACTACAAAATATATAGCAGTATTATCACTAAAGAATAATCTATACTGTGACTTATCTTTTGATATAGAGGATGTTACTATTAAGCTCTTTCTCTTATCAATAAAGGGTTGTAACTTTCTACTTAAAGAGTTGGTGATATAATTACTATAAGCATCTGTAGCAAGTAAATTACTCATCCCCCTATCATCATAAAAAAATAACTGTCCGATTTCCTGTACTGTAAACTCCCTTGCTCCAGTTGTCTCTGAATGGTTTTTTAAATCCCAATCAGTAGCATCAGAACCATAAAGTACCTTAGTTAAATTATTAGCAAATACTGCTAAGGTGTCTCCAGGCATAGTCTTGATTGCAGTTACATCATCACCTATACCAAACTCTGCTGCTCCAATTGTACCAGAGAAGTCTGTAGGATCTAAGATAGTAGAGCATTGGAGAGATCCACCTGGGAAAGAGAGCCACAATCTATTCTTATGAGCTGCTATATGGCTTGGAGTATCAGGCGACATAGCTGTTGCCACTACTGTTAAGGTGGTACCATCATACATCCTAGCCTCATTTACTCCATCTACCCAGAACATTTTTATTAGCCCAGTTGATGCATAAAAGTTATGAATTATAAACTCATACTTTCCATCAGGGGCTAGTGTATTAGCAGAGGTATTTACTTCAACCCAACCAGAGGTAGAGGAGGCATACATTTTAGCTGTAACCCCACCTACTGCATTCCTAAATGCATATACCTTTCCATTAAAATACTGAACTCCTAATACATCTCCCTCACCAGGAACCTCTGTTATCAGCGCTCTAAGTACCTCTCTTTGGACTAAATCTGATTCAGCAGCAGGAGAGGAACGACCATCAAATACCTCATTACCATCTATTCTCTTAGCACCGAGTAATCCAGATACCTCCTCATAATTCCTACAGCCAATCATTTGTCCAGGTTTTAGACCCATAGGTGGAGTTATTAAATCTACTCCTCCTCGTATTGGAAAGTAGTCTGTCTTAACACTAGAAAATGCTATCATGCAAGCGGCCTCTGTTTAATCTTCCTAGACGGGAGTTGATTCTTCTGTAACTTATTAAGTATCTGTTGGTATTTCACATCAGCTCCAGTACTAACTTCAAGAGAAGAAATAAAGATACCGTAATACCATAATGCTCTATAAACTATTGCCCTATGATATTGAGTTGGAAAGGAGGGGATATCAGTATCATCCTCCAACTCTGTAGCACCTAGATAATACTTTCCACTAACAGTAAAAATATCTGTTGGTGCAGTATCTAAGGTCAGGCTATTAGATGGGTTGATTATAAAATAAGAGGGCTTAGTATTTTCAATCTCACCTATATCTAAAATCCTACTCCACCTAATATAATCTATATTAGGCAAAGCCCATTGATCTGATAATCCTAGAGAACTCTCATATATTTTAAATGTCTCAAGTTCAAACTTATTAAGATATGTGATACCTAAATCAGTTAGTGAATAATCTCTTACTAAGGTAGTTGTGTTAAAAGAGAAGGATGATTGTAGGAATTTCCAATCATCTCTATAATCTTGTATGTCAACCCATGCATCGTTAACCCAATCTACAAGCCTTTTAACCATTCCTGTTTGACCTGATACAGTAGTAGGCGTTGCACCTGATATACCAGATTCTTGCATTAACTTCTGTACGAGTTGTAAGTAATTCAAATTACTCTCCCATTATTTCTTTTTCTTAGCAGGCCGACCTACTCTCTTCTTCTTAATCTTTAGCTTCTCTACTACATCTTCAATAAGATCAAGATGTTTTAGCATAGTTCCATATTTTTTCTTAGTGATAATACGAATATCACCATTTATCTTTAATCGTACCTTAACCATATTCTCTTTCATAGTATACCTATAAATATGGGCAGGATAGAATTAACTATCCCACCCACTATTAAATTAACCTTTATATGCAAACAGGTCTACCAATGCTTCTGGACGTACAACCTTACGACCATATACCCAGAGGGTACGGATATACTGACCGAAAGAGGTAGGAATCGGCAGTTTATCTGTCTTAGAAATCTGCATAGCAAAAGAGGTAGCCTCTTTAGTGCCAGCTACAATCTCAAAACCAGTATTAGTATTACCATCTGTATTACTAGTTAAGTTATTATTAACATATACCATGGTATTATCTACCATACCAATCTTACCATTACGGATAACACCAGTAGGATCACCAGTAATATCTGCACGTTTAAGATCACCAAGCTTCAGCAAGGCAGCATACCAGGAAGGGATAACAATAAAACGTCCTTCATTACCAATATTCTGCTCATCAAGACACTGATTAACCTCTACAATCTTAGTAATAGCATTAGCAGAGGTTACTGCGATAGCATTAGTAGTACCAGGAGTAGCGTTATCCCCAAGATCAATAGAGGAACTAATAGCACCAGCAGTATTACCTTTATTACTTGCATGAGCACCATCACCCATGGCATTAAGTACATCTGTATCTACAGCTACACGAAGACGATTAGCGCTATCGGTAGCATACATATCAAGCAGACTAATATCTGCCTGTACTTTATCAATATCATCACACTGCCAAGCAGTATACTTAGCCTTATCAATAGTCATGTTAGTAGAATCATTAGCAGGAACCTGATAAGTTACAGTTCCACCAACAGTATAGTCACCTACTGTGATCTCAGGTGCCTGACGAATATAAATCTTATCGCCCTGATTCTTAAACTCGCCTTCATCTTTATCTTATGTTATAGTTTTTAATATCTATAACCTTACAGTTTTCTTTCCTGTAAGAAGAGACTATATCATCACCCTTAATCTTAAGGGGTTGTGCGCTCGTGTTATAATAGAATCTTTGTTTATAAGCCATAGAAGGTATGATATATGGATGTATAATCCTATGAAACTTTTTACCCTCTTTATGAAAACATCTTATAGAATAATTATTTCCATCTTTAAAAGATGTAAACTTTATATTCCAAGTGTCTTTAAAATACTTACAAATATTATTAGCAATTTCTTTACTGCAACAAGTATGAATATTAGTCCTAGCAGAAGAGCAAGTACCATCTTTATATCTATTATTTGCTATCAAAGAACCATCATCCATAAACCAAATAGCTAAAGCTTGTGGTGTTAAATAAGTCAGATACTCATACTTATTAGGGTATAACCATCTTCTAAGAACTTTAAAATATCTATGACCTACTTCACACCTAACTTGAGGATAACCTTTATCACCAAGATAGTGTACATACTCATTAATCTTAGGCTTCTTTCCACCTAATAAAGAATGAAGTAAGTCTCTTTTATATATTAAATACTCTTCTTGTTTCTTAGAATGACATAACTTTAAAGATAAATCCCTTCTATGAATGTATCCATCACCAATTACTACAGCGATAAGAATTGCTTTTTTATTACGCTTCATAACGACCTCCTGGCCTGAAGTAGTACTCTATTATATTAGTCGTTGAACCTTCCGCTTACATCACGGCTTGGCTGCTGATTCCCATTACAGGGTTCCAGCAATTCACACAATTTAATCGAGAGGATCTCTCCTCAAGTGACCAAAAATTTAGTCAGTATTACATACCTCATTATATACAGACTGAGCCCAAAAGTCATAAAAAACTTTCATACTATAAAGTTCTGGAACATAATTAGAGGTTGCCCAATCAGTTCCGCCACCAGTTACGTTAGCATCATGAGATGCCTGTCGTGTAATTCCCATCTATAAATCTCCTTATAATTATTGGACGATATTACCAGATGATACGGCTTTATCAATCCTAGCAGAGATGGCCTTCCATTCACTCTCTCTGCCAATATATTTTCCTCTATTAGCTTTTGCATACTCTTGATTGATGTATACTATACTCATAGGTTCATTTGTATTAGTTTGTTGTGTATCTGTACTTCCTACTGCATTATTCACCGGAGTAATACTCTCTTCAAGGATCGGATTAATGTGCTCTTTAATACTCTTAAAATCATTAAAGAAACTAGCTACCTCTCGTACATTGCCGAGTTGTTCAGCCGACTTAAATAGATAGCTACGAGGATGACCAGATAAAGGTTCAATTTCATTCATATAAGATAGAAAATCAGGATCGACATTTATCTCAACATAATCCTCTACAACATTACCAAGCCTTTCTAAGAAAGATGCCTGGGTCTTTGCTCTATCAGAACTAATACGAGCTTCTTCTGTCTTACGCAACTTCTCCTTACTCTCAGCTAACTCCTCTTTAAGGGGATTAACTGCATTAGAAACTGCTGCCTTAGTTACCTTCTTCATAGAGTCTACTGCCTCTGGACCAAGGATCTCAGTCTCTTCATCCGTAATGACGCCATCAAAGATATCTACTTTCCTATCTGTAATAGAATTTTTAAGAAGATCAAACTTAGTATTAAGAGCTGTAATCTCCTCTGACCTATTGGTAAGCTCCTGACGTAGGCTAAAAATCGTAGCATCAGTTGCATTTTTATAACCAGTAAACCTTTTCTTCCAATTGTTCCTGGGCTTCCTTTCTTTGACCTCGACAGTAGGATCTTCAGTGATTGCCTCTACAGGGGCAGACTGTGGCTCCTCCGGGATACTAGCAATAGATTCCTCTACTGGATTAATAACAGCTTCCATAGCTTCGATGTCTTGTTTTAATTGTGCTTCTCGATCCATTGATTACTCCATTTTGTTAATGTGATTCTAACCGGACTACACTCTTGTAGTGGTCGGCTCTGAGACATTGGTGATTGTTAATTAAAGAGTGCTATCACTTCTCTAAATGCTAGAACCTGAGCACGGTGGAAATCAGAACCATCTGTAGACAGTATCGTCTTCTCCGTGGATTCATGCTCTATCATCTCTAAATAAGTTAATAGTGAAACAATATCACCCTGCTTAATATTATCTTTTAACTTCCTTTTTTCTTTTTTTTTCATTAGCTTAGTACTTTGGTAACACTTTACCTTTGGAAGAAGGTAGACGAATCGAACGCCCATGTTTTACCATGACCAAGGGTTCAAGCCTTGTTGCCATCCACTTAGCATTACCTTCCTATAATTTTACATATTAGACCAACAAAGTACTACCTCACCAGTGATTAAGGCACCAACATCTCCATCGGCGGCCCATGTATCAGCTACATTAAGGTATACCTCATGATCAGCAGCAGCAGCAATCACTGTACCAGATGCAAGTGTAAGCACTGTAGCAGTGCCATCACAATCGGCGGTGGTCTGTCCAGTAAGGATATTCTCTGTGGTCAGAGTCTCACCAGAGTCAGTTGCGGATAGAGTAGCATAAGCACCTGTAGCAAGGTCAGTACCAAGACCCAGATCCGCTTGATCTGCTGTAATATTATCCTCTGTCTGTGTGACAGCTACACTCATCTTAACTGAATGAATTACAATCTCTCCAGCAGGAAAAGTATAAAGCAGCTTACCAAGGGCAAGTGCCGCGCCGCCAGCAATAGCACCAAACTTAGTCTTAGTGTTAATTACAGTCGTATGATTACGGCTATTACCGTATTCTGTTACGTTTAATCCAGAAGTGGCAGAACCTATTCCATCATTAGTAGTCAAGGCACCAACACTCATCCCAGAAATTGTATTACTCATTATCTATACTCCTTAATATTTTAATTAGATGCCCTCATAGTCAGGGCCTTGCATTGATCTTGCGATCTCTCTTACTTGAAGATTCTCTTTATTAGTCTCAACACGTTCTGTTTTAGCTATCTCTACTTGGCCCTTAAGCTGATCCTTTTGAGATCCAGCACCAATTCTCATAACCTCAACTTCTCTATCCTTCTCTTTCTGCTGTGTATCTGCTTCAAGTTCTTGCACCTTAAAAGCTTGAGTCCCTTGATGCATTTCCTTCTGTCCATCAATTTGTATCTGTGTTGCCTGTATTCCAGCCTGTTGAGCTTGTGCTTCCTTCTGTGCTTCGGCTTCCTGCTGTTGAGCTATCTGCTTATCTCGCTCCTCCTTATTCCTTTTTAAAGTAATAGAATCTGGAATAGGATTAGCAGCTAAACCTAAATCCTTTCCAATCTCTCTAAGGAGATTAGCCCTTCCTTCTAATCCCATAATCTCTTGATCTATTGGGTTAGAGGTAATCTGTAAGAACTCATTCCTTCTAAGTTGCTGTGCAGCTTTAATAGTTAAGGTAGTAGATCCTCTAGGCACTACATTAACATCTCCTGAGAACTTTAAGCTATCTTTATTCTTAATTAAGTTATAATAAAACTGAAACTCAATACGAGGTTTAATCAACCCTATATCAATATTCATTACAGCATCTTTAATTACCTTAGTAGCAGACTCTAAGATTAAGGAGAGGCCAGTAGCAGTAGTACCAGCACCAGCAGTCTTTTCATTACCATAAGCATACTTAGGTATGCCTGTTACTTCATCCGCCCTCTGTTCAAATTTATCATATACACCAAGTAGCTCTGATGCATTACTCTGAGGTTGAAAGAAGTTAATTGCTCTGCCACCTGCACCAGTAGGATCAGATGTAAGCTGAAAGATCTTCATTGGCGTAAGTTCCTCTATATCTCCATCATCAGCAAGACGATCAATATAAACTTCCATCATAGGGCCAGACGCAATACCAAGGTTATTAGATAATGCTCTAGCAGTAGCATTACACATCCTTTGTATATCTTTCATCATCTCAGGTAAAGAACGACCTTGCCTAGAGCCTGGCCTATTATAAAAGGAGGCGGAGTAGTAGGGTCTACGGAGAAGAGGATCTTTATTGAGTTCACACTTAATTACTTCTGACCCGGCAAGAATAGCCTCAACTTCAACCTCATCTGTATCATCACAACTCAGTAACTCTAATCCCCAATCTTTTAACTTACTAGCAGGAACAGAACCAAAGTAATGAAGTCCATGGATAATATCTCTATTCATGTCATACTCGGTTCCTCTTAACTCTTGATCAGCTTTACTTGACTCAATACCTGTATCAAGCCAAGGAGCATATCCATCCCCTTCTAAGACACGTTCAATTGCAGCTATCTTATATTTCTCATTTCTTTTTAAATCAGATAATGTCTTTCTATTGAATCTTACGTGCTCAAGAAGGTTCCCATCTTGGAGTGTCTTAGCAGAGGGTGACTCATACATATCTAATGGATCAACTCTTTGATTCATAAATGCATAATCATAGACTACAGTAGGTTCTCCATTTACCCATTTAAGTCTCTTCTTCTTAGTAACTACTGGACCTTTCATATAGGCAGTAGGATAAATAGTAAAATCCTCTATGAACTCATTTAAGGCATCCTCCCAATTACCTTCTACTAACTGATCTGCAACCTGCTGCTCCATAATTCTCATCTGGAACTTAGCTTCCTTATTGATCTCATTTACCATCATATTTGTAAGATCACGTTTCTCCTCATTAACCTCACTTAAGGTTTTCTGAGCCTTGTTTATAGAGGAAGTAGGACCATTAGGACCATCCGTATCAGTTGGACGGAAAGCAGAGCCATCAGCAGTAACTCCACTGGATATCGTTTTAATATTTGAATCAACTGACTTATTAATAGCATCTGTCATTTCCTGTGGAAGCTCTGGATTAGGGGTAGGTTCAAAAGACCATACATTATCACTAACACTTCTATAAATATCTGTAATCCAAGACTTAGCTACTTTTGCTTTAGTAGCAGTAAGGTTCATAAAAATAGAGGAACCACCTTCCTCGCTAATCCTAGCCATATCAGCAGGATCATAATTACCATTATAAGCACGAAGAGAGGAGAGTATTCTTTCTTCTGCTCCACTAGACTGACGAGCATCCTTATTAATTTGGAACTCATGTTGTATGTGTCCAGCTAAAGAGGATTTAAATAACTCCTTTTGTAAAGCCTCCTCGTCTAAGAAACTATCCTCATTACTTAATTTTTCTTCAACGAGTGTAGTAATAGGCACCACATTTATTCCATTAAGCTGATCTTCCATTCATTACACCCATAAATATGTTGACTTCTTTATTCTTCTTGGCCTTATATTACGTCGTCTAATTGAGATAGTAGAATTAAAGAAGGTTAGAGACAGGGAATCAGCAATATCAGGACTCTTGATTCCCTTACTCCTTAGTGATTTCTTAGCAGTTAATTGTATCGCCATTTTACCTGTATAGCCCCAAGTCATTTCAGAGAGTTCCTTACGAAGTTGATAGTTATCAGGTATGTCTCCTAAATCTAACCATTCTCTCATCTCCCCCCAGAGTTGTGCTCTTAGGTTTGCATATTGAGTAGGATCATTACTCTTTGAACCAACAACCACATCTATTACATTTAGTCCTAACTCCCTAGCCCTATCTGCTACTGGACCACCTACACCTGTAGCATCAAGGTATGTTTGATCTATTTGATAAGATGCTACAGCATCCATCATCTTACCCACAACCTCCATTGTATCATCTGTCTGGAAGGATAGGATATCTATTATCTTATAACCTTGACGTATAGTAAATACTGTCTTATCTCCACTCTTAGACCGGGCTACATCAACTCCCATAATCTTTGGTTGAGTGGTGTATGCACGAACATCTGCCATACACTCTACTGCCTTATCTACTAATGCATGAGGAATGAAAACTGATGAATCAGCACGAGGAAATAAACCAAGTACATTGACACGATACTCATCTCCATCTTCTCCATATAATTCCTTTTGTTCATCTATAAACTGCTGGGATACTTGAGCACTTTTTGCAGCAGTAAAGGTAAGCAGCTTCCAAGAGTCTGGCCTCTTCTCAAAAAGATCAGCATAGAATCCAGATCCCCTTGTTGGATTAGACACAATAACAACAGTACCACCATTCTCAGCAGTACCTAAAGAACCTAAGCAGATAGAATAAACCTCATCATCTACAGCAGATCCCTCATCAATAAAATATACTTGAGTCTTTGAATGCACACCAGATAAGGTCTCTGGCTTCTCAGCAGAAGCAGTAACACATTTAACTATTGATGTTGCCTTCTTATTAGTCTTAAGTATTATCTTATCAGCAAATAATTCATAGAAGGCTTGATAAGCGGGGGCCATCTGATTATAGAATTTACGAACCTCTCTCATGAAGACACCAGTAAGCTGTTCATAAGATGGAGAGAGTACCCGTATATTGACATCGTCAAAGCAGACTAAATACCAGAAGGATAGACCGGCAATTAAGAAGGTCTTACCTGTACCCCTAGCAGATTTAACACATACTCTAGTCCCTGGTTTTACTATCTCATCAATAAGCTCTATCTGCTGCTCATCTAAGGTAACCCCAAGTACACCTTTAAAGAAGGCTACAGGATTATTTCTATATATTAGGTTTAACTTTGCTACCTTATCTGTTAAATTATTCATATATTATTTTAGTAACTCTTTTAGTTTCTCTGGAGAGATAACATAGATAGCAGCAATATAAGAGAGGGCCACCCCATCCTCTATCCACCTCTTAATCTCTCTAAGTTTATATTCACTCATCTTTACTTTCCCATACTTCCTCAGTAGGAGAGCCAGCAGGTAATAAATCTATATCTGCTTGGGCCATCTCAATAAGTTTCTCAATTGCATCTGATGGATCTACCTTCTGTATAGATATCTTATTGTCAAAGCACCCTTGGATAGTTTTACCTAGCATCTCTATCTTCCTGGACAACAGTTGCTTATCCTTCTGATCATTGGATAACTTTAATCTATTTATCTCTTGTACTATCTCATACTGAACCATCTCCTTAGATAGTTTATATGAACCCAGTTTAGCCGCCTTTAGCTCCGCTAACTTATCTGCTATATTGCACTTAGATAATAGATAGGAGGATCGTAAGGTTAATGCATTCTCATAAGCAGATACTAAGGGGCCTACCCCCTTATTTAACCCTACATCTAAGTCAGCAGAAGATAAGGATAGCAGAGGACTATCTGTGTGTAACATATGGTAGATAAAGGATAATTCATACTCTGTTAACTCTTGCTCTGCTGAGGATATCCTAGATAAAAATAAGGAGGACTCTTTATCATCCTTGTTAAATAAGGTGACTATTTCTTTATCTGTAACCATTGTTGATATATCCATATCCTTTAGTTTAATTAGTCTAGCCTCTACCATATTCTTAACTGATAGCAGGTGATTATCTAAGATATATTGTATTCTACCTGGAGGAATGTCTAAGTAAGCAGATATATCTAATATACTCCACTTGGTGTATACATATAAATCTATTACTTTATAATCCTTATATTTATATTCCATATTATTATTTATATTATTATTATTATAGTATATATTGTTTTAAGAACCATTCACTAACGTTCATACTTAAAACTTAGAATCAAAATATATACCTATTATTATTATTTAATTATAATATATTAAAATAATATATATTAAGTAGTACCCCTTAACTTTATTATACAG